TTAGATAAGCGCCTGCCATGAGTAGAGAAAACGCTGTTTTAAAATGCTTTGATGGACCAGCCAAGACAGTCAGACCAGGAGTCAAACCACCATCGACTCGTCCAGATAATGCTACATTAATCATCGGCACCTGTGTGGGTACCATATCTTTCTTACCATACACTTTTGAGTTAGAGAGAGTGCTAGTAAGTTTTACTGTACTATTCTTTGTCAATTTGTCGATTAAACTCATAATCTATCCTTTGTAAAGTTCTGTTAGTTTATCACGAAACGTCTCAATCTTTTCCAGACGATTTGGCCAATATATATAACTCTTCTCTGGATTAGAGGCAAGATTATTCAGTAAAGGCATTATTGCGGAGTATAGCGCATCTAATCGGTCTTGTAAACCCAAAACTTCGTCTGAAGCAACACTTTTTTCTTGTTCCAGTTTCTGTACTGTTTCAAGTTCATCTTCATTTACAGCAGTAAAACCGAAATCCCAGTCATCGTTGGTCATTTAATTACCCTGATACAAGAGCATCAAAGGCAGATGTATCAACAGCAACAGCATTTTGAAATGGAGTAAGGTCTTCTGTTGTCCAATAGTCCATATCAAGTATTACATTCAGATGGTTAATATTACGACTTAAAATTGTTTCATCATTCTTATATTCTTCAGGATTTGCAATCACTTGATTGATAATAGTTACAGAATCCATTGCTGATCTATAGTGATGAGCAATCTCTTCTGCCGTAATATCTGGATATCTTTCTGACATATTTTACACCCTTATAATTGGAATTTTAGCAGATTTAGCAATAGATATTATGATATCAGTACCTTCACCTCCTGGAAAAGCAACTACTGTATCAATATCATTTTCATCGAACATGGCTACATTACGTTTATATCCTGCTCTCTTACCATATTTATTATAATCAGTCTTATAAACTTTACACGGAATATTATTCATTCTTGCCCATTGTTCAGCAAGACTATCATACCCTCTGCTGTCTCCAGTAACAAGCAATTTGATATTCATAGTTCGTAAAACAATATCAACACGGGAGAGACTTGAATTGTCTCTCCCACCACATACGAGTACTACCATTTAGTCTCCTATTTGTGATAACACGTTTTGACGATTTTCGATTCTTACCTTGTCAGGTAAAGGGATAAGACCTTTATCAACTAAATAGCCCTCATTACCACTCATTTTTTCAGACAAAAATAATTCAACATATTCCTTAATACCGGGTATCACTTTCACATGCTCCTTCTTTACATAGAAGAATAGTGGACGAGATACACCATATGTGCCGTCAGCAATCGATTCAAAAGAAGGTTCTGCGCCGTCGATAAACGATCCTTGAACAACATCTCTATTTTGATCAAGAAAAGAAAACCCAAAGATACCAATCGATGTTGGATTTGCTTGTAATTTCTGGACGATTAGATTGTCATTTTCGCCGGCTTCGATAAAAGCGCCATCTTCACGAATTGAGTGTGCTGCTGCTTTGAATGCTTTCTTATTAGACTTTCGAAGTTCTGCAAGTTGAGGAAAAGTCTTCGCGCCTTTCTCCATAACAAGTTCTAAGAAAGCATCGCGGGTACCTGATGTTGGAGGTGGGCCTAACACTTCAATCTTTTCATTCGGTAGCGATGGATCAATATCGCTCCACACCCTATATGGATTTGGTTTATATCCACCATTGCCATCTGGTATTTGTTTGGCAAGTGCCAAGAATAACTGCTTTGATGTTAGACGATACTGTGGGTGTTGTTTAGTATTAGCAATAGCAATACCATCATATCCAACGATCACTTCAATCGGCGTCACGCCATTTTTAATACATTGTTCGGCTTCACTCTTCTTAATTGCTCTTGAAGCATTTGTAGCATCTGGGTGCTCAACGCCAATACCAGCACAAAATAACTTCATACCACCACCAGTGCCAGTAGACTCAATAACTGGTGCTTTAAAAGACGCTGTTTTTGAAAGCGTCTCTGCTGTTACTGTGGCAAAAGGATAAACTGTAGAAGATCCTACAATTCGTATTTGATCACGAGCAAAAGCAATTGAAGGAATAGAAATCGCTGCCATCGTGGCAAGCATTATTAGTTTTTTCATATATTTTTCTCCACTTAATAAAGTCGTGAGAGACCTACCTCTCACGACTATTTAATGATAAAATCATGATTGTAATAAAACTTTAATCAATTTTAACCTTCTTTGGCTTTTGCTCTTCTGGAATGAAGTTCTCTAACCAGATTTTGAGCATACCATTTACCATCTCAGCGCTTTGTACTTCAACGGTATCAGCAAGGGTAAATTGACGTGTGAAGTTTCGCAAACCAATACCACGATGAATCCACTCTTCACCCTCTTGCTCTTTCGATTTTACATCCGACTTGATGGTGAGAATAGAATCTTTGACCTCGATTTCGATATCTGTTTTTTCGAAACCGGCAACGGCAAGTTCGACGACATACTTATTGTCATCAACCTTCTTGACGTTAAAGGGAGGATATGTTTGCTTTGTGACTTGGGCTGCCGCATCATTGATCCTTTTAACTACATCTTGGTAACCGATAAAGAATGGTCGGTATACGGGATCATTGAATACGGAAAAATTGGTGTTAACCATTGTACTTTACTCCTTTAGTAAGCAAGTTAAGTTTAAAATAATAAGAGTGTGAACCCGTTTGGCATTCACACTCTTATTTATACATCAACTAAAAGAATTAGTCAATCTTTTTTTATCTTTTTCCACCAATATTATATTTTGCTACTAACTCCCACTCGCCTTTTTCTTTGTATGGGAGTATCTTAATCTGTGCTAGTGGTGCTACTGGTCCTTGAGTTTTTTCAGGCTCTACGACTTTAACAAGACCCCATTCCTCGAGAAGATTTGCTATCGTATTTCTACGACCTTGATCTTCTTCTGAAAACGAAGAGTTCTTGCCATCTAACGTAAATAATTCTTTGAAGTGGACAATATAATACTTGCCTCTTTTGTGTAGTATATGGCAGGACTGATACAGTTTCCTGTCTTTTCTTGAGGCAACACCTATACGAGTTAAAGTTTCTTTTACTTTTAAAAAATCATCTTCGTTGATTAGGCTTACCTCCACTAATGTTTCAACACTCATTTCACACCACCTTTTTCTTGTTTTTGTTTAATAATATCAATTTGACCCTTCGTGAGAATCTTTAGATATTGTAGAGCAACTTGTTTGTTGCAGCCATAATAATTGGATACGATATTTATATTCTCATCATTTTCGGGTTTAGACCATTTCGAAAACCTTTTTCGCTTTCGAAGAATGTTGATATAATAATCAAACTGCAACTTATTATCTAGATGAGGTAGAGAATTGAGTTCGTTAGCGTGAAGAATAGCATCAGGATGATACGACATTGCTTTGTTTGTGAGAAAGGGATTGTAACCTTTCTCCGCCAGTGTATCATTTTCAGTACCTCGCATCAAGTCTTTCTTGGTATCTGATATCGCTGTAACATAATCAAATGGATTACTCATTTCCAAGAAACCTCGAACATAATAGCAGTGAGAAATGCCATAATGTTGATTTCTGGATCTGCAACAAACGAATGTTTATATTGATACTCACCAAGAGTGATGACAACACCAGGAACAGAGTTTTCTGACACTTGTCCCCAAGCAGCATCATAGAATGCTCTAAAGAACTGTGTAGCGTCCATATCACTATTCTCTCCAACCCACTTTCGAACAGACTTGTAGTCTTTTGCTTTCATATGGGTTAGGAGTTGCTTGAATGATTCTTGGTTGAAGTTTGCTAGAATACCAGAATCAATAGCACCAGTAGCAGAATAGCGTTGACACTCATTGATAATCCTACGCCAATCAGGGAAATAAAGATTAACCAACTCGGCAACAACTTTATTGTCAAATGTAACTTCTTCGCTAGTAAGAATGTTGCAGAGTCGTTTGTAGAACTGTGCTGCAAGCCGTGTTTTATCTTGACCTTTAATCTTAAAATCAATGACTGTACACCTTGAATGAAGCGGTTCAATAATTCTGTTCTTGAAATTACAAGTAAGAATGAATCCACAATTCTTACTAAACTCTTCCATAAAGTTACGAAGTGCTGGCTGAGTTGATTGAGGATTGAGATAGTCAGCTTCATCAAGGATGACATATTTACGACCTCCAGCAAACGAGATTGACGAAGCGAATCGCATAATCTCAGTTCTAAGAGTGTCGATATTACCATTCATAGAACTATTAATTACGATGTAATCTGCACCAAGTTCGTCACACATTGCTTTTGCAACAGTTGTCTTACCGACACCGGCACTACCAGTCAACAATAGATTTGGAATGTTGTCTTGATCAACGAACTGTTGAAAAGTCTTCTTTAGTTCATCGGACAGAATAGTGTCACGAATTTTATTCGGACGATATTTTTGGCTCCAGAGAAATTCTTCTTGCATCACATACTCCATCATATAGTAAAAAGTCAGTATAACAAAAAAGGGGATGGGAGTCAACCCATCCCCGTAGAGTTTTAGTTAAGTTTAGAAAGATCCTCTCCTTCTTCAGTAGCAGGCGCTCCTTCATTTGCTGCGCTTGGCGCGCTTGGCGCGCTTGGCTGTAGAGGCGCCTTAACAGCACCATTACCTTGAGCAGCTTGTTGCTTTTCTACTTCTGCTTGTATAACGGAAGCAAACTTCTCGCGAACTTGACCAACTGCAGTCAACTCAGGACCACGAAATGCTCCACGAGCAGTAACGGTATCGATGATACGAACAACCGCATCAATGTCTTGAATATTAATATCTGTCATTTTATTCTCCAAATTTTGAGTTAGATTCAATTGCAATAAAGTACTTTACGTCATCCGAAACAAAACACGATAGACCCTTTGATGATAGATTTACCGTATAGTCGTTCGGCATTAACTTCAGATTTTCAACTTTCATGTACATGCTGAAAGTATCTGAAGTTGAACCAACTGTTACACCATAACGATCTGTAGTTGGATTCTTTGAGTTTACAGCTTCGAGTACAATCTCACCATCAATCCCTGAGAAGGCAATTTCTGGTAAACCCAAAACTGACGCTGCCTTGAGCACCGATTGTAAATCAGTCCAAGAAATCTCTACATTCACCTCACAAGGCGGCATAGCGATTTCTTTTTCTGGTGGCTGTAAAATCATTGAAACATCAGCAAGAGTATAATCAACCTTGCGTTTGTTTTCCGTCATTCGAATAGACCTATCAGTGAAAGTCATATCAGGATTTTCAAACAAAGATACAGTTGCTAGAAATCGAGACAGGTCATAGATACCTGCTTCGCTACCAAAAGCATCTTTACTATTTGCGATTGCCATGATTGTCTTCTGAGGAGAAATAGTCCTGAGAACACTACCCGGCTTAATAACGATAGAGGGGTTAATAGAAGAGAAATTCTTTAGAATATCCATTGTTTCATCATTAAACTGCATTATAATCATCCTTTCCTTTTTACTCGCTTTGCTGCCTTTTTATCACGTTCACGTTGTATATATGATGGTTTGTTGCCTTCCTTATAAAATTTTTGATTTGATTCGTTAGTTGCTGTAGGTGATGCTTGAATTGCTGCCATAGCGCCTAGACTACCACCAAAGATATAAGAGCCCATATGCTTGAGTTCCATCCAAGGACACATCCATACTTTCATACCTGCTTTACGAATGTTTTGACAGAACATATAGTCCTCTGATAGATAACGCTTTGATTCTGGATCGATGATACAATCAAAATATGCCATAATCTCGCGAGAGCCATCAAAAGCGTCTGT